AGCGCTAATCAGGCTAGATTAAAGTATGCGATGTATCTAGCCCCAAAGAATTCCCTTTCACCGTCTCACATCTTCGGACCAGTTGTCTACCATGCATGAACTACCGAAAATCACGGCAAACTTTGTGCAACTGCTTACAAGGCCCTATTGCAAACTCTTTTGTATAATTGTCTTTTAATACATGTTTCATACACTGCTTGCATCCTGTTAGGTTTTAGACATCAAAACAGGCTCTTTTCACTACATGCCACGTGCATGGCTTGCGCGATGCTAACCTGTCTTCATGCATGCACTAGACCAAAAAAAACGCCCTGCATGATCGAAACCGTGCAGAGCGTGTAGCAAAATATTTTTTCGGTGGTGCTAGCGCGATGCTAAATCACCTTTATCAACCCACCATTTCCGCCACCCGTCCCGGACATCGTAGAACTTTACCAGCACTCTCTCGGCCCGAACGTGGACAACTTCCACCATCTTATTATCTAGCCTTGCAGGCTTCCCCGCTTTAATGGGTCCAATTCTGCCCGATGCGATTAGTCTTTTACTCATGGCCCACCTCGATTCTCTCAATATTTAGGCCCATATTCCCAACACTTGCCATGACTGAAGCCTTCCCCGTGTTTAGGTTTGTGCTTTTCCAGAGCCTAAAAGCGTTCGCAGCGGTCCTTTTCTTCGCTTCACCCGTCGGGATAATTATTAACCCCTCCTTTTCCCAGCGGTCTGCGCCCATGCTCCAGGTTCTAGGCTTGGACCGGCGCCCCGCTTTGAATTCCTTTAACCCACCAGTACCGCCACCCATCACGCCATTAAACTCGGCCTGGATTGTCTTAATTTCTTTAGACTTGAGCTTGTCGAAAATCTTTACCCATTTATCCATCATTTCTTCACCTTCCCCGCCCTGATAAGCGGCTTCAATTTTACATTATTTTCCCGTGCTACATCTTCCACGGCTTTACGTGTTGCAGACCGGTTCCCATGCCAGCGCAGAAAGCCCACGCCGTCAAACTCAACGCCGTCCGGCTTTTGCTCCTGTTTGTCCTTTTGTGAAGGGCAACCGGGGAAACCGGCAACAGGGCCAACGCCAAGCCAAGCAGCACAAGCGGAAAACTCGAAGGTTTTATACTCGTAAGATTTCCAGCTTCGCCCGGTTTCAGACTCTAAGCCCTTGAAGGTGGCAACCCGTACAGCATGAGAAGAAGGGGCTCCAGCCTCGAAAGACTGGAGCCAACCCCACCAGATGCGCGCTAACTTCTTGAGTTCTTTTTCGCTGAATGCTGCCATCACTTGCCCCCTCTGGGGCTAGCCTCGGAGTCCTCAAGAAAAGCATAAATCCCCAACACCATTTCAGAGTGGAACTTCTGCAGGCGCTCCAGCTCTTCCTTGGTGTCTTCCAGCTCTTTCTTGATTCGCTCAACATCTTCTGATTCAGCAGCAGCGGCGCACATCATAGCGTTCGGGCTTGGCTCGTCAAACCGCTCATACTTGTCAGGATTGCTCATAATCTCAGCGAGCGACACCCCGTGCAGCTCTTCGGCCTCTCGTGCAGCGGCTGCAAATAGTTCTTTGTTGTCGTTGTCAGTCATTCTTGACCCTTTCAGTTGTTAGTCCTGCCCATATTGTAGCGGAATACCGCAACAAGTAAAGAAAAAAAAGGGAGCCTAAAGGCCCCCAATTCTATGATTTTTCTATGATTTTTCAGCTTGTGCCAGGTGGCCTGGCAAGGGGTAGTCCGCTTTTATAGAATGCCCGCCGCCGGTCAGAATCCCAACCCGTCAAACCACAGAGCTTGCCTTCATACTCCAGGGTTTTAGGTAGTGTCTGAAACTCCGCAGCGTTGGCACAATCCACCCAGAGGCAGACGACGACGAACGACGACGACAACGACCACCACGAGGCGATAAACGGCTCATGTGGCGGCAAGAGCTCAACGACGACGGGGAAAAACTCCGGCCTTGCGCGTGCTATGCTATTCATCCGCCTTCACCCTTTCAGCAATTGACGCAACGACAACCGCCACCGCCTCGGACCCATCAAGATGCAGTTCTTTGGACGACTCAAGCCAAACCTCTTTTGTGTCGCCGTGCCCACCTTCCAGCCAGTAATCAGACTCAGCGATGCGAGCCAAGGCATTGAGCCCATCAACGAGAGATTCAATGAGCTTGTTTTTATTTTCTTCTCGCAGCTTTTTAAACCTATCTTCTGCCTCCGAGCGTGCCGCTTTTATCTCTTTGACTTCTGCGTTGGAAAACCTGCAGGTTCTTTTATTGTGCCCATAGACTCCACACCTTGAGCATTTTCTCATTTTCTTAACCATTTAAACCCACCCCCCTTTTGCTTTCTTCAATTTTCCACCCGCCATACTTCATGGAATAATCCCACGAGTGCGGCGACAACCGGTGCAGTTCCCCGTGACATTCTGCCGAGGTACCGCGAAAAACTATTTTATTTTTCCTTATTAAAACGTGCTCACCCTCAACAGGTTCAAGGGATTCAGTCTCGTAACCGTCATACCAAGGCATTTCTAAGTAAATTTCGGCACCTTGAAGAGCCCTGACCGCTTGAAGCAAAGAATCAGACAGCAGGTCGGTGTTAAAATTGACATTATCCACCACCCCCAAAAGCCAAACAGCGTCTAATCTTGAGTTATGCTCGCAGGTGAGGAGGGCTTGGCAGAAATCAGAAATACTGTGATTCTCAAAACCCGAAGAACAAAAAGGGAGCCTGATGCACCGAGCATGGCGCATGGTGTTTATCTCTTCCCCGCTTTCCTCGTCGTAGGTAACACAGGACTCATCAACCTCTAAATCCTCCCGAGGGAGCATCAACTTAATGACGACAATCTCTGTTTGCGCCTCTTCACTGACGGCGCATGCAAGCTGGCCATTAGAAAAAGCTGATTCGATAGCCTCTCGCTCTGCTTCCTGCCATTCTTCATCGTCTGGAGCTGTGTCCGAATCGCAGAGAAGAAACTCAGGACACCACAAATAAAGATAATTATCATAAGAGCAGGACCAAGGCCCCCGGTCCTTTTCCTCATTGCCTGCCAGAATTAAATCAGCGTGCTTTCTAGTTGTTCCGTGGTAAGCAACCACAAAATCCTTGTTAATCTCAATACTCATCTTGTACCCCGTACATTTAAAAAGTTAATCTTAGCCGCATCTTACCAGTAACTTGCGGCCAACCGCAACAAGAAAAGCACAGCAAAGCCCTAGACTCGAAGACTAAAAACCCGCTACTTTGGCCAGTGGACTAACACCATGTTGAGGGGATAATGATTAACACTAATTTCGTTTTAAAAGTTTCAGAATATATTGAGGCCAACCCACCGGAAAGACTAAGCGAAACGTACCTTTCCAAGCATATCGTGGGCGCTATTACATACGCATTAAAGGCGGTTGCATTTTGCGACGACGACGACGATGATGATTGGCGACGACGACGACGAAAGCCTGAGACGACTGGAGACAACTGGAGCACACCGGAGGATGCTCAGATAGTCATCAGTTGCGGGGGTTCGCTATATGTCTATGACCGCACAATTTGGCGACGCATCGACGATAAAGATTTAAAAATGCTTTGCTTGCTTTACGACGGCAAGCAGACGACCATCAACGACAAACCAACCATAATTGGAATGACCGACAGGAAAGCAAAATCAATTGCTACCCTGACAACTCTATTGCATACAACCCGGCGCCCCAACTTTTTCGACGAGCCACCCATCGGCCTGGCATTCACTGATGGATTTTGGACCATTGAAGACGGTAGCCTTGAATGTGTCGAGCACCACCCAAAGCACAAGACCACCTTTGGCTACGGCTTCCCACTGGACGACGAAGACCAGCCCGTTGGCGCGTGGCTTAGATACCTTGATTCTCTTTGGCGGGACGACGAAGACAAGCAGCAGAAAATTGACGCATTGCAAGAATGGATTGGGGCAACCCTCATCGGACGAGCTACATCGTATGCTAGGGCGGCTCTGTTTATCGGGACCGGTGCCAACGGCAAAAGCGTTCTGCAAACGATTATCGAAGAGCTGTTCCCGCCTCAAAATGTAACGACCGCATCACCAGCGCACTGGCACAAGGACTATACGCTCGCGAGCCTCCAGGATTCAAGATTGAACGTGTGCTCCGAATTGCCAGAATATCGAGCCCTCGACACGAGCGCGACCTTTAAAGCGGTGCTGAGTGGCGACAGGGTTGAGGCCAGATTAATTTACCGCGACCCGTTCTCGTTTCGCCCAATCGCTGGCCACCTGTTCGCTGCCAACGCTTTGCCGAATATTGGAAGCGGTGATTTTACTCAGGGATTCTTTCGCCGGTTTCTTCTCTTCACGTTTAACAGAAACTTCAAAGACGATGCCGGGATGGAGCGCCGGGACCAACAGGAAATCTTAGAAGAGATCAGGGTTGAGCACGCAAGTATTTTATGGTGGGCCTTACATGGTGCCTGTCGTCTTTTGAAGCGCGGGGAGTACACTTTACCTGCAAGCCATGAGTTGACCATCCAGGAGTGGCACCAGGATTCCGACCCTGTGCAGGATTTCATCCAGAGCTGCTGCAAGCCTGACGGTGATGGGACGCTTCTTAAGTATATCTATGATGATTATGTAACTTGGTGCGAGTCAGTTGGGCGCAAGAGGATGACCAACAGGACATTAGCTAAACGATTACGTCAGCTAGGAATTAACCAGTGGAGAGGTAACGGCGGGACCAAAGTAAGCCTCGCCGTCAAGATGAAGACCGAATGGCTTGACTACGCTTAGAGGTACCACGCCTCAATGGGAACGCCGCAAAGGTTCTGTATAAGGATTGCGCGTTTCCCTTGGGGTTTGTGTACCCCGTTCTCATAACGATTCAACATATACCTATCGAACCCTAAAACCTCTGCGGCTTTGTCGAGCGTGTACCCTTCCTTAGTGCGCCAGGCTACCAACTTTCTTGCGCCTTGGCTTATCGCTTCTTTAACTTCAGACATAACTTAACTCCTTCAATACTTGATGCACTTCATCGAAACCTTTGCAGACCTTGCATACCCAGCCCCGCTTCTCTAGCTCTTCCAACCAACGCTTTTGGTCTTCGCTCACTCTTCCACCTTTGACTCTCTTGAGTTCAATCGCCAAACCGACACTTCCCGGCCTCGAATTTTTGTCGAATATGAGAATGTCTGGGACGCCTGATTTAAGCCCTTCCGCTCGAAGCCTTGCCCCACGAATCGCTCCTTCTTTTCCTCTGCGCCCGTGACCCTCATTAGGGACATGGCACCACAAGAGGCCAAGCTGGTCGAGCAATTTTGCAACTCGCACTTGCTCCTGTCTTTCGGTCGGCACGCTGCTTTGTTTTGTTTTGCGCTTGGGCCTGAGCTCTCTGGCTGCTGCCTTCTCTGCACTGTCGTCTTTTTTTGTTCGCTCATGAAAATTCTCAATTCGCTTCAAAATTCTTGCCCGGTATTCTTCGCTACTCATTGCCCTACTTGCTCCTACAAGCTAGAATGAATTAACGAGAATTTACCCTTTCGTTCGTTAGTCCACCTGCGCGGGTGGCGCCGAGTGTTTCGCGCCACCCACCAGGATCCCCTCACTCCTCGATACCGTGCTCTGCGAGCCAGTTCTCGTATTCTTCCTTAATCCTCTCATCCACCTTTTTCTGCATAGCCGCTAGGTAGCCCTGCAACTCCTTCAGGGTGAACGACTCCGGCGGATTCATAACGAGGTCTTTCAGTTCTTCATCGCACTCATTCGCAACGTGCATAAGGACATCACTCTCGCGGTCTGCGTAGTATTCCTCTGTCCACTGCTCCAGGTCTTTCATAACTGGACGGTCATCGTCTTCAGGGCAGTACCCATTAGGTACCGCGTACGGCCCACCCGAATCTGGCCAAAGGTTCTCGTCATCCGTGCTTCTCTCTTCTTCTGCTCGTGTGTATGCGGCAGTTCCTTGATGATTGTAGTCACTCATAATCAACCCTTTCTTAATGATACCGTGAGACGCTGCTCACGATGCTTTCAACTTCACGACGGGACACCGGCGGCAGGCACTTAAGCCTGTTCACCTTGTCGGTAAGCTCCACCACTTCCGACGCTGCGTGCCCCTCCCAGAAAAATCTACCTGCCACCTTTGCCAGCTCATCATTACGCGAGCCGTCGCCAATAGAAGGCAAGCTCTCAATATCTACCTTCGGCTTTTCCTTATCGGACCCCGGCAAAGAGTGGCGCTTAAATCCGCTACTCTTTTTCTTAACCAGATGCACAAGCCAGCCCGGTAATTCTGGAATCAGGCCCTCTTTTAGTCCTATTTCAAACTCGTACCTCTTGCCCGAATGGTGCAATGAAGGCGGCGCCACGATGTAGCCACCGTCGCCCTTAAGGTCTAACCCTGGAGCAAATTTTACTTTGTTCCCGAGGCCAGAAGGCTTGAAGAAAAAATGATAGCCACCACCACCCGTGACAGCTCGTGGTCCATTGGAGAAGGTAGGCACATCACGGTGCTGCTTTACTAGCTCCCTCAGTGTCTCCTTACCCTCTTCACCATCGACATCAAGCACGGTGAACTGGTTGCAGTGCAGACCTATATTGTAGTTTGGATTCTCAACCCACCAACGAATCACCTGAGCCATATCAGTCGTTGCGTCTTTAACCCCACGCATCGAAGCTGGATGTTTGCCAGGTGATTCGCAGCTTGATACGCCGCAAGAGCAGACCCCCCGCACAACAGTGTGTACAGGGAAAATCTCGAACCCATTGCAAGCGTACCAAGCTGCCCAGTTTTGAAGACCACTCACGGATGCGCGTCCTCACCTCCGCCACTGGAGGGAACCGGTGGCACAGGTGGAATGGAGTCTTCAAAACAATCATCACCAAAGACCTCGGCGGGGGTAAGCGCCCCAGACTTCAGTGCGTTGTACGTTTCCAGCAACCAGTTAATCTGTTTGTTGGTAACTTTGTCCAGTGTTTTAATTTCAGCCTTTCTAAGCAAGGCATCTTGTGAAACTTTGAACTTTTCACTGTACGCCTTAATCGCATCAGCACACCGCTCCTTGTTGGTTTTTTTCTTAGCCTTCTTTGGCTTCTCTGGTGTCAGCACTCCAGGGACTTGAAGAATCGAAACAATCTCTTGCTTCTTTGGCTCCGGCTTCGGGTCCTCACAGGAAATGTACTCGGCTTCAACAACGCCTGGAAGCGTTGAATCAGTCGGCGCCACCGTGGGCACAACCGCATCAAGGGCAGGGTGCTTAACCGGCGCAGGGTTGGGCGTGATATCCTTGTGATAATCACGGATTTCCTCAACCGAGCCAAAGCCCTTAAGGGCATCGGCAAATGCAGTACGTAAGCAAAATGTTCGCGCCCTCATCTGAAGCATTCTCATCGGATACTGGATCCAGGGAATCTTACTCTTGTTGTTCCAGAGTCGGGCCGTCTTTGCCATATCTACACTAAACTCATACTCATAAACACTGACTTCACCGAGTCGGTTTAATCGCCTTACCTTGCAGTGCGCGACAGCTTGTTCTGTATCCTTGTTGTCCCAGCCCTCCTGGATATCGATAAAGGTGGCGTGAGCCATGCATACCGCGAGCAATGCGTCACCCCACATCGCCGCCTTCCCATTGATTACGCTGATAGAATCCAACGACTGCAAGGGGCTAAGGCCAACCTCTGCGCCCTTCTCCATTGCAATAATAATATCCTGAACCTTACCGCGATACGCTGACGGGACAAGCCCCGACTTCGATGCAATCTCAGCCAGTTGCATAACCTCAGTAAAACTTTGCGGTCCTAGTTGTGTAAGTGCGTTTGTCATTATAGACCTCCTGCGAATGTTTTAGGATAGCAGCGAGCAGCACGCTTGCCGTTCTTGTCTGCTGTAAATACCGCAAAGTTTTTATCGACAAGCTTACCGTTGCCACCATCGCCAACCAATACGGGATGGGTCAGGCGCTCGTATGAGCCAGAAGACTTGATTAGCTTGTTCTGCAATTTCTTCTTTTCCGAATCAAGCTCATCCTGCATCGTCACAATTTCAACAATACGATTTGCGTGCTCAATCTCTTCCGGTGTCATCTGACGCTGTGAGTCAAGAAACCTTTCTCTTTCAAGCAACGTCTTGCGGCACTCGTCCGAATCATCCACCTCTGGCGCAATGCCTGTAAGAATGTGGTCTTTCCAGAACTTAACCGAATCCTGCTCAATCTGCGCGGCTCGCTCATTGTCGGCGTGGATAAGAAATGGCGTCGATAAAGCATGGTGACTGAAATCGGCGTCAAGAATTACAAAGGGCCACCCGTACTTATAGCACTGCATAATTGCCTGAATTTTATACATCTCAGGGACATCGTCTGACATTGCCTCACCCCACGCACCGCGTTGCTGGCCATGCGCCTGCTTAAGTTCTACCCCAAACAAAGCCTTGCGGTGGCGCGAAGACGGTACGGCAAAGTAGTCGCCGGTAAGTCTCATTGGCACACCATCCACTTCATAGAACAATGTAGGTGCTCTTTTAAGGACCACCTTGTACCCGTTCCTTGAAAGGTTGCTGGCAACCATATTCGAATGCCCGTGCTCCATGAACAAGCCTCGCTCCAAGATATCCGTGTTGCCCTGCTTCTCCTCGCCAAAGACAACGCGCCTGAAAATACCGTTTTTGCTCGACCATTTATGCATGCCCTGGATGGCTGCATGGTCCGTTGATGATAAAATCTTAGAATCTTTCAGTTCCATAAGAACTCCTTTTCTGTTAGTCCTGTCTTGACCTTAAGTGTTGTTGCGGTTAACGTCAACAGAAATCTAACATCAGGGAGTGACAGAATGTCGTCAGTAAACAAAGTGATCTTGATTGGAAATTTAGGAAAAGACCCAGAAATTCGCTACACGCCACAGGGCACAGCTCTTTGCAAATTTACATTGGCCACTAGCCAGAAGAAAAAAGACGGAGAAGATTCGACCCAGTGGCACAAGGTCACAATGTTCGGAAAGAAGGCAGAGGTATGCGGGGAGTATCTCAAAAAGGGTCAGAAGGTCTACATTGAGGGACGCATTGAGTATAGCCAATACCAAGACAAGGAAGGCAACACTCGTTACACGACCGACATCATCGGCTACGAGATGCAGTTTATGACGCCCAAGAACGCACCTAGCGGTGGCGGGACTCCTTTCTAATGGGCGGTATAGTATTTGCACTTTGCTTTCTGGCTCTTGCCTTTGCTCTTTTTTTTGTTGCAGTCGGGATTGAGCTGACGACTCGCCGCAGGCTTAGCAAGGGCATCCAGAAAGAAGTTGCACGATTTCAGCGCAGCAAGAAGCAAGACGAGTTATGAAATTTGCCCCACCTCCGCAACGACGTAAATGGTTATCAAATCCCTATGAAAAATTATTTACTAGGAGGTGGGGCATCTCATGCTTACAATAGGGAGTCTTTTCTCTGGCATCGGTGGCCTCGAGCTAGGTCTCGAGGTTGCGGGTGTCGGCAAAACAATCTGGCAAGTTGAGCAGGATGATTTTTGCAGGAACGTACTTGCAAAGCACTGGCCGGAAGCGGAGCGATTCGATGACATCAAAACAGTTGGAGCTAACAATCTCGGATATGCAGACATCATCTGCGGAGGATTCCCCTGCCAAGACATCAGCCTGGCGGGAAGTGGCGCCGGTCTGGCTGGGGAAAGGTCCGGCCTTTGGGGGGAAATGCACAGGGTCATTCGCGAGATTCGACCCCGATTCGTTATCGTGGAAAACGTCCCAGCTCTTACTTCTCGGGGGCTCGGAACCGTACTCGGAGACTTGGCCTCTTGCGGGTACGATGCACAATGGGATTGCATCAGCGCAGCATCCATCGGGGCGTGCCATCGACGCGATAGGCTCTTTATCATCGCCTACAATACCGACCCCAACTGCGGGAGACGCGAAGTCAAGCGGGAGCAGGAACACGGCAAACAGCAAAGCCAACGCAGGAACGAGTCTGACGGACTGGGCAAAACAAGACGGCGGGAAGGGGCGCATGATTCTGCCAACCCCGAGCGCGAGCCAGTACGGGACAAGTCAAAACGGGACACGAGCAGACGGGTCAACGTTCAAGCAGGCAGGCAAGCCCAGTCTGTGGACGATGGCAAAGAAAGGGATCTTACCAACCCCCAGCGCGAGGGACTTCAAGAGCGGGAAGGGGCGCAAAGAGAATGGACATACGCCTCAATTGCCGGAGGTCATGGGGGGAATGTTGAACCCCGATTTTGTCCAGTCATACCTAATGGGTTTCCCGGACGGGTGGCTAGATTAAAAGCCCTTGGCAATGCCGTTGTACCGGCAGTTGCTTATCAGGTTGGTAGAGCTCTACTTCAAAGAATCAACGAGGCCAATTGTACTTGAACCACCTGGCAGCTTTTGCCTTTTCCGGGGAAGCTCCCCGCGTGTCAAAATGTACGAAGTTCTCGTAAAGTCCCAGCCCAAAACCAGTGCCTAATCTGCGAGCTGCGTTCTCTAGCTCTATGTAGAGACGAAGCATGTAAGCGCCATGCCTTTTTGTGGTATCAACATAAGTGACATCAGCGGCGTAGCAGATGCCATCTCGTGGAAGATGCCAGCTCTTAGACGCGCCGCCAACTGCCTGATTATGTTTTTCGCAGCGATATGACGAATTGATTCTTAACGGGCCAAGCTGTTTGCGAACGCTATCGAGAA